GTTGTAGAATACAATCTCATTACCATTAACGTGAGTAAATCCTACTTTCATGTTAGCACGAGTTCTGATTACAGGCTCAGCTACAGTGTCAGCTAAATTGATAGCTCGTAATGCTTTACCATCTCCCTCTGCATCAAAAGCATAGATAAAATTACCTCTAGGAGAAGCAACGATTGTAGACTTACTAAGCATTCCTGGACATAATACCATCTTAATTCCAAGATAAGTAAAGTCTAGAGCTTGAGTTAAGTTAGCTTGAGTATTAGATGCAGCAACAGCAGCACGATAAGCAGTAGCTACAGGAGAAGATACATAAATTCTTAACTCTTCTTGATTAGCAATTACAGCAGGAGGGATAGCAGCATATACTGTAGCCAATGTAGCAAGTACATTTCCTGCATTAACAGCTGGAGGTGTAGCTCCACCTACTTCAATTACATTAGCAGCATCAGCTACTAGTGACTTCTTATATCCATCACATAAAGCAAGAGCAGGAGTTCCTGATGTAGTATCACCTGACCAACGTAACTTTTCAATGTTCTCAGCAATTGTCTTAGACATCTCATTCCAATAGTAATCCATGAAAGATGCTACAGAGAAATCTCCATTAGATCCTTTAGTCATTTGTAAAGATACAAAAGACTGCTCTAATTGGAATTGACAAATCTCTGCCATTGCTGATAATCCACATACATCAATCTCTACAGATGCAAGCTCATCAGTTGAAGAGTTCCATCCACAGTTCTCTGCCTGCAATACCTGTCCAAAGACCACATTAGAGATTTTAGTCTTATACTTTACACCTGGTAGTGTACGGTAGTTGTCTACTACTTCCTCATTCAAATAAGCTCGGCTATAGAATGCTTCGCTGTTAGCTTGTAATAATGCAGATGCATCAATGTCCAAGTCAAATTTTAATTTTCTACTCATTTTTTTTGTTTTTTATTTATTAGTTATTATTTAAAAATTTACTTACCATGCTGAACTTATCATGCTGTGTAAGTTTAGTAGCTTCTACTTCTACTACTTCCTCACCTTCAGACATTACTTCCTCCATATGATTTCTTAAATCAGCTATCATTGCTATAATAGCATTGATTTGCTCATCAATTACAGGTTGAACTATAGCTAGTATAGCTTCAGCATCAGCAGCAGGATCAATAGCCATCTCTTCTGTGGCAGGTGTCTCCTCTATTACTTCTTCTTCTACTACTGTCTCTAGTGCAATCTCTTCTGTCATTGCTTCTTCTTCAACAACAGGTGCATCTTTAATCTCGATAATCTCACCATCAACAACGATGTAGATTTTACCTTCAATTAGATGTTCTCCATCAGGTAATTTGTTCATACTATATTTATTATTTAATTGATTACTTAGTTTTAAGCCTAAGAATCCCTCTATTGAGAATCCTATCTGCTCATTCTTTACTAGCTCATTATAGTAATCTTTATCAGTTACCTGAGCTGTTACCATTAATGTGCCTTTAGGTACTTCAATACCATAGCTTGAGTAGGCTTTGTCTTTCTTAGGATCTTCTACTATCCATGCCTCAAGTACATAAGCAGGCACTGTCTTATCAGTATCATGCTCTAGGTTAAAGACATTCCTATTAGATAGGTCTTGCATGAATTTAGAATGTATTTGTTCAATGGTCTCAGCTGTAAATTGTACATAGTACTCCTCATCATTCTCATCATTCCTATATATCTCCATTGGAATCATGGCAGGTGCTACCACTCTATACTTTAGGTCATCTGAGAAAAACAATTTTTTGTGTTCATCAAATGCTAGACCTTTGGTAAGTATAGCAGGAGTTGAGGTGAAAGCTATTTGCTCAATCCCTAACTCTTCACCATCTGAATACTCAGGCTCTATCGTAATTTTATAGATTGGTATATCTTTTGTCATAACTATATTATATTTTTTTTATATTTGTTCAAAAATTAAAACTATGATACAATTATTCGGTAAAGAAATCCCCTCTAAGATGGAGGAGCTAACACTAGAGCAGTTCCAAAAGATATCTGCTATCCATAATAATGATGAGTATGATACCCTAGAGAAACATTGTAAAGTCTTTGAGTACTTAGGTATAACTGAGGAGGAGATGGATGTAGACTTTGAGCTGTTCTTAGAGAATGTTAAGTTGTTTAATAAAGATAACTATACTAAGAAAGATCCTATTGAAGAGATAGAGATAGAAGGCTATACTTATAGAGCTGAGATGAAGCTCTCAGTTAAAGATAGTAGGATTGTTGAAAAGATAGTAAAAAAAGATAATAAAGAATATATCTCTGAAATCATGGCTCTAATGTTCAAACGAACTGACCTATCTAATGCTGAGCATTATGATCCTGCACATCTCAAGCATAAAGCTAAACTATTCAGCAAGCTCAAAGCAGATATCTCTATCCCTTACCTTACCTTTGTAACTTATAAAATCACAAACCATGCAGAATCTCAAGTTACCAAAGCATTGGAATCAGATATCAGTGAGTCAGTTCCTGGAGATCAGGAGTCTGAGCAGTGAGGATGGAATGTTCAACTATCAGATTGATGTACTTTCTGCTTTAACTGATAGCAATATCTCTGACTTTGAGGAGCTAGATATAGATGAGCTAAGTGAATTGACTAAGCAGATTAAATGGATACAGGCTGATCCATCTAGGAGGTATAAAAATAAGCTAGATAAGTATGTACTCAAGCCATTTAGCAAGCTATCACTAGGTGAGTTCATAGACCTAGAGCATTACTTCTCTAATAACTACTTAGACCACTTCTGCCATATCTTAGCATTGCTGTACAGGAGAACATCTAAGAATGTTTATGGTGATGATATCATTGAGCCTTATGAGTATAGTCCTAGAGATAGATTAGATTGGTATTTAGATTATCCAATTACTGATGTTTATGGATTGATACCTGAGTATCTAAAATTCAGAGAGAACTTTACCAATACCTATACTAATTTATTGGTAGATGTGGTAGCAGATGATGAGGTGCTAGAGGATGCAGATGAGATCAAAGAGCAGAAGAGAGAACAGCAAAAGCAGAAATTTGCTTGGGAGTCCACTATCATGGCTCTATGCAATGATGACCTAAGCAAGTTCAATGACATCCTAAAGATGCCTGTAGTGTTAGTCTTTAATATCTTAGGAATGAAAAAGACTTTAGACAGTTAATGGATAGTTAGGAGTAAATCCTGCAGGAGGATCTAATGCATAGAATGTATAAGTCAATCTCTGATCACTTTCTAATATTTCAGCTACCTCTAAGATAGGATAGTTCTTAGATATCCATTCTACATACTGTCCATATATTTCATTAGTAATACCTGCATTAGCTAGCTCTCTAGTAAAGGTATTAACATAATCTCTAGGAGTAATTACTCCACCATTCCATAAGAAAGCACCGTTATTTAAAAAGATAAAGTAATACATAGCTACTATCTCTATCTCTAAGCTACCGAATCCTGTTACTTTAGCATTGATTCTAATAGACTCTACTAGTGTGCCATTGTTTTGTACAATATCATTTCTTAAGATTCTTTTTAAGATGTTAGCCATTCTCCTACGAGTAGGATACTTTACATTAAACTCACCTGTATTCTTATATGCCATAACTATATTATATCAATTAAGAAAATTGTTCAGGAATTTGGCAATTAGTCCATGACTTAATCACTACTGATAGATTCATCTGCCATCCTGCAGCATAGTCTAGCAAGTCATTATTCAATGGTATGAATGTAGGCTGTCCATCAATATCAAAGTCATAGTCATCACTGAATGTAAACTCTAGGTATAGATCCTGGAGTATCTGCTGAGTATCCGATAAGATAGTAGTGATGTTAGCTCTATCCATCTGTATGATATCAAAGCAATACAGCTCTAAATTAAAGATAGTCACATTCTCATAGGGAGTAACTCCTGTAGGTACTACATAGACTAGTGGATACTTCTCATCCTTAGTAGCAAAGTTCACCATTTGCTCTTTAAAGTCTGATCCTACTTTCTTAACTTGCAGGTGATTGTCATAGAATGCAATAATCTTATCTACGATTGATTGATAGCTTATCATAATACTGAATTATTTTGTATGTTATTAATATGATTCTGTGATGATGTTATCTCAGTCTCAGATACTATAGCTGTTACTGTTATGTTATTAGAGCCACCTCCTGCATTCACTTGACTACCTGTGTTGGCTTGCCCAAATAGTTGAGGTGCAGCTGCTGGTGCTACTGCTGTAGTGGATGTTAAGCTAGAATCAGGTGAGTCAGGAGTTGAGCCACCTCCACTAAAAGATGCAGCTGTTATTTTACCTATAGCCATTGCAGATGTTATAGCAGCTCCTGCCATTGCAGCCACCATTGCAAAGCCTCCATCAAATTTAGGATATTGTGCTAAGATAGATACTTGAGCTTGAGCAGCATTAATAATAGCAGCAGCTAATTGTGCTTTCTTATTTTGTTCAAATTGTTTCTTAAGCAGTACCTCTTCCTCTTTACTACCTTTCTTTACTTTTTTTAATTGAGCAGTGATATTAGTATCTGCCATAAAGGCTATAGCTTCTCCTACACTCTGAGTTAATTTAAAGCCTGCATCAATGTTTTTCATTTTCTCAGCATGAGCTGCATCATCTATAACTTTCTGCTTATCTGCCTCAGTTTTCTTTAATGCTGTAGTATCCTCCTCATATTTTTTCTTTAGATTAAATAAAGCTAGTTCATTATCTGCAAATTTAATTTTATCAGCTTCATACTTATCATACAATTTCTGCTCTTCAGTATCAGTCAATGCAGCAAGTTCAGCATTATAAGCATCTATCTTAGCTATATTAGCTGCATGAGATGATGCCATAGCAGTTGCCTTAGCAGCCTTATCTGCATCATCCTTAACCTTAGCTTCATCTGAATACTTCTTATTAATAACAGCCTCCTGAATCTTCTGAGCATCTACTAATGCAGTAATATCATTCTTATGTTTAGTAGCTTCATCTATTTTTTTCTTATAGGCTGCTGCCAAATCATCAAGCTCTACTTGTTGAGCAGTCTTTTTAGAATCAGATACTACTTTAGCAGCTGCAGCAATATCAGCCTCTGAGGCTTTATCTGCTGCTATTCTTTTGTCTCTTGCTACCTTAGCCTTATCACTAGCCTCTTTCTCTTTTTTATCAGCATCATCAGATTCTTTTTTATCAGCAGTATTTTTAGCTACAATTTTATCACTATAGCCTTGCTTTATTATCTCATTTTCTTTAGCTACTTGCTTTTTTAAATCTTCTATTTTCTTAAGGTCAGCATCATCCCCTAATTTCTTCTGTGCATCTAGTGCCTCCTTAGCAGATTGTTTTCTTTTATTAGCCTCTTTTATTTTAGTATTGCTTAACTCCTCCTCTAGCTTAGTAGTATCTTCACCTGCTGCCTTAGCTTCAGCAATCTCTCTACCCAAATCTCCTGTAACTCTAGCAGTTCTTTCCTCAGATGACTTAGTCACTTTCTCATTAGCTGCTAAAGTTTTCTCTGCATTCTCTTCTGCTGCGAATGCTGTAAGTCCTAGCCAATCTGTAAGGTCTTTGAATCCTTGAATCAGAGCATTGATGGGTGCCATTAGTGCCTTGATTACATCATCTAATACTCCAAAAGATTTGAGTACTAGAGCTATTACAGCTATGATGGCTACTACTACAGCTACTATTTGAAATACAGGATTTGTTAAAATGGTAATTCCTAATTTTATAAATGCCTTTGATAGTGTCCCTATCGTACTAACTATACCCATTATTGACTTAGCAATATCAGCTTTATTAACCATACCTAATGCTGTAGCAAAAGTCTTAGACTTCTCTGCTGCCTCTGCAAAGTCCAATGACATTAACGAGTCTTTAATCCCTCCAAGTCCATTGCTTACCTGTTCAAACTTAGAGCCTGTAGCAAAGACTTTAACTGCCTCATTAGCATCCTTTATCCTATCAGTTAGCTCCCCTGCTTTCTGTGCAAGTGCAGTCATCTGTGCAGGATCAGTAGCATTAGCTATAGATCCTTTTAATTCTCTTAACTCAGCTTTCATCTGAGCTATGCCTTGTATCTTAAGTGGTATTACTACTTCATTCATATACTCTGATTTCTAGTGTGTTGTTAGTTAAGTGTGTATCGTGATGTGATGCAGTAGGGCTTTGCAAGTTGGTAGTATTTATCTCAATAGAATTATTATCTCTTCTTTTTGATAATACGATGCTATTAGCCTCTACATTGCTTAACGTTACATAGGTTTTACTAGCAGTAAATGCACCTGTAAGTGTACCAAAATATACACCTACTGCTGTTCGTGTCCATATTATAGGACCTATAGTATTCTCTAGCTCTACAACTGTAGGATTATTAGTAGTACTCTGACTAATCAAAGCTATGTACTTCTTATAAGTGGGTAGTATATCACTAATAGCTCTACCATTCAATGTCTGAGTCACTGTTAGATTACTAGTAGCTATGCCATCATTCTCTAAGCTAAGACCATTCCCTACTATTAAAGCATTAAGTCTATCTCCTATCACATTACCTGAGCCTAATATAATAGAGTTATGATTGTCAGTAGTTACATTGGTCTTAGTATTATAC